TATGGTAGCAGCACAAAAATCAAACTTATACTTCGGTACAGGTTTATTGAGTGACCATAACGAAGTAAGAGTATTAGACATGGCTAATTTAGATGGTTCTCAAAACTACAGAATCATTATGAGATACACAGCTGGTACACAATATGGTATCGGTTCTGACATCGCAATCCATAAGAACTATTAATATATTGAATGAATAATGAGAGGGTGAAATTCCCTCTCTCATTCAAACGTATTAAAAACAAAAAAACAAAATTAACTTAAAAAACTAAAAGATATGCCTTGTAATTTAACAGTAGGTAGACAAGAACCTTGTAAAGATTCAGTAGGTGGTATAGCATCAGTTTATTTCTGCAACTATACAAGTTCTTTCGGCACTTCATCTCAAGCAGATGCAGATGCATTGATTGAATCACTTCCTTCTGGCTTAACAGTGTATGAGTATGACCTAAAAGGAAATTCTAGCTATACTGAAACAGTTAATAGTTCAAGAGATAATGGTACTACATTCTTCTCACAAGAATTAGTATTAAATCTTAAGAAATTAACTAACGAGATGACAACTCAATTAAAGTTGATGGCTTATGGTAGACCTCAAATCTTTATCCACACAATGGCGGGTGATACCCTATTGGTAGGACAAAGAGAAGGTGCAGATGTAACAGGTGGTACTATTCAGACTGGTGCAGCATTGGGTGACCTTTATGGTTATTCAGTAACTTTCACTGGACAAGAACAATTCCCAGCTCCATTCGTATCTGGTTCTACTTACGGAAACCCATTCGGTTCTGTAACTAATCCTCCAACTATTGTAAAAGGTTCAAATCCTTAATCGTATAGAAAAGAAATAATTAAAGGGGTAGCACAGAGTGTTATCCCTTTTTTATGTCAATTACTATAAAGTGATTTAAAATTGTTAAATAATAAACTAAAGACGAGATAATGCTTACATACTACTCATCAAGTAAAAACGTATGGACATTCCGAGTACAACCTACCGGCAGTTCAAACCTTACTATGTATTTGCAAGATATGACAACATTGGTAGATACATCAGCATCTATATCAAGTTATAAATACAATGCATACGAAAGTGAATTATCATTTACAGGTTCTATCATTCCTACATTAGTAAGTGCTAGTGTTGGTACACAATATAGAGCTTACATAAATGATACTACTTGCTCAATATGGCATGGAAGTATAAGTGTATTTACATCTCAATCTGTGGATAAACCAAACTATGTAAATCAAATTCCATTAGAAGATGTTTATGTAAGTAATGTGACAGATAATGAATATATAATTTTAGACTAATATGAATGCAGACCTTATCTATGGTAAAGGTATATACACAAAGAATGAAGCCTTTACTGAAACATTAGGTAAAATACTACCACAAGAAGAATTAAAAAGAGTTGCATTTGATTTAAAATTATATGGTAATGCTGCTTTCCAAGTTTATTGGAACGATGAACATACTAAAATTATAAAGATGTATCACTCTCCAGTACAAAACTTTAGAGCAGAGAAATTGTATGACAAACCGAAAATTGAAAACTTCTATTACTGCACAGATTGGAGTGACCATAAAGCACAAAGATACAAGAAGAAAATACCTGCGTACGGTACTTCAAAAGATAAAATGGAAATCCTTTGGATTAAGAACTATTCACCAGGCAAATATTACTATGCATTGCCTGATTGGATTCCTGCTTTACAATTATCTTTTGTAGAGGCTGAATTATCTAATCTACACTTAAACAATATTGAGAATGGTTTCTTACCTTTGGTGATGTTGAATATGAACAATGGTATTCCAGCACCGGAAGAAAGAGATACAATTGAGGATTTAGTAGAAGCTAAATTTACAGGCACTAGAAATGCTGGTAGATTTATGATTTCATTTAACGATGATCCTGAAAGGAGACCAACTATTGATACTATCCAAACTGATAATCTGCATGATAAAACAAAATATGTTGCAGAATACGCACAAGATAGAATCCTAGTTGCACATAGAGTAACATCTCCATTATTATTCGGTATTAGAACTGTATCTAATGGATTTAGTTCTCAATCAGAAGAAATGAAAACAGCTTACTCAATTCTTCAAACAATGACGATTACTCCATTCCAAAACTTAATCATCAACTTCTTAGCCGAAGCATTTGATAAAGGTGGATACGAAGACACTCAATTATACTTTGAACAATTAACTCCATTGGTAATTCTTTCACAAACTGCAGAAGAAACTGGACAATCAACAGAACAAGTACAAGAAGATATCAATGAACAGGCTGAAAATCCTGCTGAAATTGAAGATAATCCATCAGCAGTAGATGAGAACATTGATACTGAAAACTTTGCTGATTATAGTAGAAGTAATCCTAATTTCTCTAAAAACTTTGTAACATATAAATCATAAACTGATATGGCATACGCTTTATTCATAACAAGAAACGATATAATCAAAAATACACCACTTCAAGGTTCTATTGATGCGGATAGATTATTAAACTTTGTAAGAACTGCACAGGACAAATATCTCCTAAATCTTTTAGGAACTGTTCTATTTGATTACTTACAAGCACAAATAATTGCGGGTACATTCTCACAAAGAAGTGTATATTATCAAGACCTAATGAATGACCACATCAAACCAACATTAATTTGGTATGCTGTTGTTGAATATCTCCCTTTTAGCGGAGTGCAATTCAAAAGTGAAGGTGCAGTGAAGCATGAAACAGAAACCGCAAAATCGGTAAGCAAAAACGAAGTAGATTACCTTTTACAAAAATCTATGAACAATGCTGATTACTACGCAACAAGACTGCAAAACTATTTAATATCATATTCTAACCAAATACCACAATACTACGAATCAGTAGGTAATCAAACTCAAATCTATCCTGATATGGGTAATGCGTATTTTGGTGGATTAAATTTATAATAATATGCCAACAATAGTAAATAATATTGGTACTAATTACGTTTTATACTATAATGTAATTAACTACTTCAAAACAATAATGAAGAATCATCCAAGTATTCAAAGAGTATCTTATGGTGATAATTTTGGTTTAGATAATGATGAATTTCCACAATATCCATTGGGTAATGTGTTAATAACAAATGCTAGATTCGTTGATAAGGTAGTTAATTATACAGTCCAACTTACTATTGCCGATAAAGTTAAGTTAAAGAATAACGAAAGTATTGGTAGAACAAACTATGAAGAAGTGCCGTTTTTCGGAAGTGATGATACGGTAGATATTCACGCCAATACACTTTCAATACTAAATGATTTAATTTCATTTACACAAAGAGGTACTGAAGCATTTGATATTGTAACTACTATGAATGCTGTACCATTTAAGAACGAATTTCCAAATGCTTTAGCAGGTTGGGTTTGTACATTTGATTTAGAAGTATTCAATCAGCAAGACATTTGTTTATATCCGAACTTATTGGGAACTCCACTAGATATCAAAGGTGTACAAACTGATTGTTAATTATGGCATTTACATTTCCAGGTGTTGAAGATATTGCAAACTCATATAGAACATTAGCCCAACTATATATCATAGATGGGTATCCTAGTTGGGGTCAGGCTAAAAGTAATACTAGAAATGCTCCATACAAAACTGGTAATCTTTACAATTCAATAGGTTCTTATAATACGGCTGCAAAAATGGCAACCGTAAGAGAATCAAAAGCTGCAAGTTTAGGTAAGGATAAAGTTGAATTACCATCAATCACCCTATCTCTAAATTATGCACCACCACAAGCACAATATGGTAGATATGTACATCAGGGTACTGGTACAAACTCTCAAATAGGTCCAAGACCATTCGCACAATTGGCTGCAAACGATACTAGATTTAAATTAGCGGTTGATAAAGCGATTGCTGGTAATGGTGGACCGATAGAAAAATACCTAGAAGCAGTAACTAAAAAGTTAGAAAAGGCGTTTGCAAAATACGGACAAATATAGTATCCGATATATTTTCTTTCTAAAAGGTTAAATTAATAAAAGATTTTAGATGGCTTTATCATACAATCAATATCCAGCTACGTGTTCTTTGGTTCAATCTCCAACGGTATTTACGTTGAAGGAGAGTGGAGAAGTGTACACATCAGCCTCATTTCAATACTATTTAGATTTATACTATTGGGATGGAACACCTAATAATTCAGGTTCAGTATCAAATTACACATTAGTAAAATATCCAAATGCTTCTAATGTTGGTATTTTTGATGTTGGTAGAATTCTTAACTCTACATTAACTGCATCGGTAGAAGGTAATCCTTCAAATATAAAATATTTTAAAGTTGATGGATATTATAGATACCAATCAAGTTCTGTTTTTATAACATCTTCACATTTAGAAAGTGGTGTATATAAAGCATTAGATGGATACGCAATATTTGATGAACCAATCGGACAGGCAATAACATCTAAATCTATCCACTGGCCATTAATGACAGATGGACCGGCATCACAATCAGTATTAGCAGAAGATTTAGGATTTGGTGGAGTGTATGTTGGAACAACAGGTGGAACTCAACCTAACCGATTAGTTTATTCGGGTTCATTAGGTAATGCTGTATTTACATTAAGTGGAAGTGTATCATCATCTCAACAAGTTCAGCAATACCCTCTAGCACCTCAAGCGAACGGTTTCCCGATAAGCACAAATTCGGAGTGGTATTCTATCCAACCATTCAACAATACTACCGCATTGGGTACGCCAGTGTACTATGAGATAGTTTGTAAACAAAAGTATCCAAACGTTAGAATTAAATGGAAGAATAGATATGGACAATTTGATTGGTTCTCATTCTATATGGTGAATCGTCAATCATTTCAAACAACAAAGAGAAGTTATCAACCACAATTAGGAACGTGGACTGGTACATCTCTTTCTTATACACAATACGATAGTTCAAACTTAAATTATATTGTAGATTCTAAACAATCTATTCAGGTAAATACTGATTGGGTTGATGAATCTTATAATGAAATATTCAAACAATTGTTAGTTTCAGAAGAAATTTATTGGGTTAAATCTGCTACTGACCTGTTACCTCTTACAATCAATACTGATAATGTAACGTTTAAGACTGGTGTAGTAGATAAGGTTATCCAATAATTTCAATTGGTTGCGAATGATATCATTTTAGACCTATTCAAAGATGAAGATATTTTACTATCAGATAATGTTACTGGTCTTTTTGACTTGGGGATTATTCCTGCCGATTTTACGCGCCAGATTACGTTACCAGGAAGTAAAAAGAATAATGCTTTCTTTGAGCATGTTTACGATATTTCTGTACAGTCTCCAGATACTTTTGCAACAAATATTAAAGTTCCTTGTTATTTAGATTTCGGTGGAGTTTATTTAGCACAAGGTTATCTTCAATTAAACAAAGTAAATGTTTATGCAAACAAATTTATTGATTCGTATGAAGTTACCATATTCGGAGCTGTTTCCTCTTTTGCTCGTGAAATTAATAGAAGTTTCTTAACTGATTTAAGTTCACTTTCAGTTTACAATCACACATCATCTTTTACCAATATATCTGCAAGTTGGGCTGGTGAATTATTTTCAGGCTCAATTGTATATCCATTGGCTGAATATGGACAGAAATTACAATATACTTCCGGTGATATATTTTTTGGTATGGATGACGAGGGAGGTGCATTAACAGTGCAGGATTTTAAACCAGGAATTAAAGCAAAATTAGTTTGGGATGCAATCTTTAATGAAGCTGGATACACTTATTCATCATCATTTATTAATAATGGTGGATTTGATGACATATATTTAGTTTGTAATAGAGCACTTCGTTATCCTGTGTATAGTGGAGTTAATTTAGAAAATTTTGGTGTAGTAACTCTTGCTCCAATATCTGCAAGTGGACAAACTGATTTAGTTGTTCCTAAAAATACAGGAACAAATTTACCTTGGTATAATATTCAGAAAGACCCATCTGGTGTAGTAGGAATTAATTCATCATATACATTGAATGTTACATCATCATTAAAAGGGGTATTAACTCTAAATGTAAAATTATCTGGTTCCATAGGAGGACCTATTATTGAATTTATTGTTAGAGAAACCGGTTCTTTATCAACAACAGCCTCATTAACTACATTAACAAATTTTAGTAATTTTTTTGAGAATAATACATACGAAATGTTTGCTGAAGGAGCTCAAGCACAGAATAAAATATATAAAGTAGAAACTCAATTTACAACAGCTCGTTTAGATCCTGGTACATATTACTTTGGAATACAATGGAGAGATAGATTTCAAGCACCATATAATAACTTTACATTCACATTAGACCCAGATGGTAAGCCAACATCAAAATTAGAAATAACAAAAGTACAACAGGCAGCAGATGGTAGGGTAATGGATATTCCACTAAACATGCCATTTGGAACTAATGGTATTAAGCAAATTGATTTTCTGACATCAATACAAAAGAAATTTAATTTGGTAATGTATCCATCTAAAACTGTAAGAAATGAATTTATTGTAGAACCTTTTAATCAATGGTATAGTAAAGGTAGAAGATGGGATTTCAACAAATATGCAAATTTAGATGAAAAGTTAGAAGTAATTCCAGCAAATAACTTAGCTGTGAATGAGTTGAACTTTGGTGATTTATTAGACCAAGATTATATCTCACAACAATTTAGTAAAGAAGCAAATAGAGAATTTGGTAAAGCATACTATACTGATACAGAAAATTTCTTTTCGCAAGGAAAGTTTGAAGTTAAAACTGCAGTATCCTCTACACAATTATTACAAATATCAGGTACAGGTGTATCTGGTTCGGTACAAGGTATTAACCCAACACCACCTACATCAACTATGTATGTAATTGGACCTGAAGGATATGGTGGTGATACAGCTGCATGTTCAAACACATATTATTATCCAACAACTGTATATGCAACCGAAGATAATCCTATGAATGTTACTACGTTATATACTGATGCTAATTTAACAATTCCATTTAATTGTGGATATGCTTGGTGGAAATTTGGATTACCTTACTATTATCAAAAGTATGCAGTATCAATTCAATACGATGGAACTGTAAGTGGAGTTTCACCATGTCCTTAAAATAAATTAATATGGCACAAATTATACCAATATACATACCAACTTATATATCCGATGTAAATTACTCACCGGCTAGAGTTCAACCACGTTTACTTTACTATAATGGACAGATAGATTGTGAAACATTTTATGTTAAGGATAACGTCAATTATAATAATCCTGTAAATCAATTTCCTTATTTTGACAATTATAGTTCAGTATCAGGTTCACAATTCCCAACAACTGGTTCTAAATCATTATTATTTTTTAATGAACAAGCACCATATGGTACTCAACCAACCGGTTCTTTATATTCTGAATATTGGAGTAGTTATGTAAACCTTTTATATAACCCGAGAACTCGTTTATTGAATATGGCTGCGGTTATTCCATTAGCAGATTATATTGATATGGAGTTAAATGATATCGTGCAGTTTAGAGGAAATGATTACCATTTACGTGCTATAAAC